TCTTTTCTTCATCCTTGGAGTCAGAAGTCTCTTCCTCGTCTTCGTCCTTCTTATCAGCATGTTCTGCGTCGTCATCCGTGCAGAAAATGTTTGCTGAGTATTCTCCGGATTCGGAATGAGATACGCTGACGTCTTCAATTCGGGCTTCTGGATTTGCTCCGGCCAAAACTAAAGAAACCTCAACAATGTTCCCACTATGAACAAGATTGCCTTCCTGCTTCAGCCGATTGGCAAAGATAGAAAGGGAATCAATATCGCCGTGAGTAATCATGTCACGAACGTGATCGGCTTGCGTGGTTCCGTTCAGAAAGCCGTACGCATAGATACCCTTATCTTGTCGCTTAAGATAAGCGTATCCCAAAACATTCGTGACTTCATTATGTCCGTGTTGCCACACCAAGGGAACTGTGGCGCCGTCGTTAGCGTCGAACGCGTGCTTGCCGATTACTCGACCGTCCGAACACTTTACTCCAGCTACCGTAGCCCAGCCCTGGAAGTCGCTTTTTGTGATATCAACTTCCATTTTGATTGTTTTCTCCTTCTTCAGACCCTTGCGCATCAGCCGTATTTGCCGATGTGGTGTATGGGTTTGCTAGTTTGTCAGCATTTGCATCTTGCGACTGCGGAAGACCAATAATCGACCTGATTTCATTAGGCGTCATGATCAGGTTCGTGATGAATGTCTGTGCCATGGACGCGATCGAGTCCAGTGGTGCGCTTGCAAATGGATCGCGGACGTAGATGATTCGCTGTCCCGTGGTTTGACCTTTCTGTGTAATGAATGTATAAGTCATCGTGGTTACGATAGCATTCAGAATTGGTCGAATCGTCCTATTCTGGTAACTAAGCATTACATTAGAATCAGCCGTTCCATCAAATACTGATTCAGTAAAGCCTAGCATGTTATACAAATACTCAGTTAGGTATTTAATCTGGTCCAACAGATTGTTTTCGACTGGACGATTTAGCTGCGTGATCTTCTCAGCACCATCCACATAAGCAACCCCAACTTCAGAATTCCTGAGTTGGTCTTCGATTGCATTACGTCGGACTTCTGCTTGCTCTTTGCGCATCTCTCCGCGCACGGTATACGGAAGTTGAATAATCAAATCCAACCGTTTTCCCAGCGCAGAATTATCGAATGAGTCCAGTACATCTAGTTTGCGGCTCAGCCTTTGCGCCATACCCCCATTACGAGAGGTTACGTCATAAAGGGGACTGTGCACTAAGCATACTACATCTTTTGGTAACAGAATTTGTTCTCGAATACCTTTTCGATCGTTGTATACGTCAACTCGTACAGAGTCTGTATACCACTCAACAACCCTGCCTACTCGCATAGACAGAATTTCGTACGATCCAGGCATAGGAGAATCCATAATGTCGTTAGTAGTATCGACTGGTACGATAGCCGCAACTCCCTGTTCAAGCATTGTATACGTCAATTCGTAAATAAATGCTTGACCAGTCTGATCCTTGTTCGCCATTAATGTTAAGCACCGATTCAACGAACTATTATACTCGCTATCGTACTTCCCTAGAGAATCTACTTTAACGTGTCGAATCGGAATGTTGGAAACATCGATTGCGATCTTATTATACATCGTCTGAATGAGATTCATCGGGCCCGTCGGCCTATAACGACTTTCATACGAAGGCGCTACAATGCGAGGAGTGGATGTTTCTGTAATAGGATTCGCAAAAACGTTCCAGGCGCTGGACAATCTATCTCTAAAAGTTACTTTCATTTCCCTCCTATCTAAAATCGTCGCTGTTACTTTTATATGCAACCCATGCGTCAACCATTGCTGCAACCGAGTCGATCTTAAGATCCATTCGCTTCTTTAAAATCTTTCGGTTGCCGTTGGTATCTTCAAGGGTGATGGTGTTGCCCATAGCCCAGCTCATCAATTCTTGGTCGAAGAGAAGCATACGGTTTTCGGAAAGGGCTTTTAGCTCCCCTAGAGGAACACTTTCAGTTTTTGCTCCTTGAATAACTTTCCGAACCCCATAAGGACCGTTTTCACCAATCCAACGCTCAACAAATTCTTTAGCATTGTATGGATCGTATCCAAAAGCTCGGACATCGTACTCAGACTTTAGTATGTATTCGTCTAAATCGTTATAAACTTCCATCATGTCTAGAACTACTCCTTCTAGAACATGTAAGGATCCTTCACGAATAAACTCTTCATACTTTAGCCGCCCTGCTGCCGGAAGATTATCAAAAGTTCGGACTGTAATGTATGCTCTTGTCTTTACTCCGAAACTTCCGTCTGCTAATGGGAACAAAAATGTAAATGCACAGAAGTCATCTCCTTGCGATAAGTCTGCTCCCATAGCGCAAGGCATTTGCCAATACTCTCGATGTGGGTGCGGCTGCGTTTCTTCATATGGAAAGAAGTATGTATATCCTTCCATAGGAATTCCAAAACGCTTCGCTAGGATATCGTTTCGCGCTGAAGGAACATTCTCAGCTCTCGCGACATCTCGCTGGTACGTTTCGTATGATACTGTAACTCCAATATTAGGCTGAGCTTTAACCCACATATTGGGGTCGCCAACTTCGTCTACGTTATCGAGTCGGTAGTACCAGATAGAGGTGTGGGGATCGTAGTAGTCGCCTTTCAAGATGGACATTAATTCCATTTTGATAGAATCGCCGACGCCGTTTCGAGCCGTTCCCTCTGACGATACTGCTAAGACCACCCAATCTTGAATCTTAGAAGCACCTTGCTCTAAAGCAGCAATAACATCTTGACGAACATCTCCGGAAAGCCATTCATCAACAGTGTTGATCTTACTTCGAAGGCCTTGTAGCTTATCAACATTCATTGGACGAACTTCCAGTAAAGAACTATTGGAAAAGTTCTCAATACCTCTCTTGGTACTATCCAACAATGTCTTCTGAGCCCGACCACCTTTACCCGAAGATACTAATCCAGATGTCAATAACTTGAAGTACGGCCCTTTAGATCGAACGATAGCTGTCTTCAATGGAGATAAAGTTTCTTCTGCTTGGGGCATCGTCGGAGCCGTGGCTATTTGATGCGTAGAAGAAGGATCTATGTTCAAGAAGTATGCGTGGATGAACGACATATACATAGATTTTGCTGCACCACGACCAACAATAAGGTATTGCTTATTTACAAGCCTTCTTTTACGCTCTATTTGAACGTACTTGCCGTGATGGCCAGTCTCATCAAGAACGAATTCGGACACGGTTTCGTAGTAAAACCACGCCAATAGCGATTCGGCCCATAGCTTAAAGCTATCTAGCATCTTAAAGTCTCCGCCGTCAACCAGCGTTAACTCATTTTCGCAGTACTTGATAAAACCGTCAATGGCTGTATCATCGTAATAATACCTAGGCGAAGCGATTAGAGCATCAATCCGGTTCATCTCCATTTCAATGGTTTTTGGAACCGGAATTTCTCCGCGTAAAACTCTGTCCCTAAATTCTCCATAATACTTAGGAGTAGCCGTGTTTGATAATGTCATTTCGAACCAGAAACTCGTTTGATAAGATTGTTTACAGCAGGACTTCTGGCTGGTTTAGCCTTTTTGGACATAAGAGCCTGGATAGACTTCAGAGTTTCTTCACTAGTTAGCTTATCCGAAATCTTCTTTCCAGCAGCTGACGCAATTTTGCCAGTCTCGGATTTGACCAAATCCTTAATGAACTTAGATGCTCCAGATTCCGGTCGAGCTTCAAGCTCTCGCATTTCTTTTTCAAGCTTTGCTCGTTCAATCTTTGTCTTAAGCTCTGTGTTGGTAAGATAGTGAATCGGAATTTTCTCAAGCTTTTCTCGCTCATAGCGAGCTGCTTTCATTTTTCGACTCTCGTTGGGTCGAGCTTTTCGATCACGGCGTCGTTGCAAGAACCCGCGAACTGATCCAGACTTAGCTTTCGGAGATTGCTCAGCCCCATCGCCTTTGGAACGCTTACCCTCGATGACGCGGCCTCGACGAACGCCCCATCGCATACCTTTTACTCCCCAATGGGCTAAGGAATCTTCTAAAGGCTCATTCTCCATGCTGCCTCCTCCTTTAGCTTAGAAACGCATTCGATAGCAAACGATGTAGGCGGTGGATCGAATGCCAAGCGAACACTATAAAAAACATAGCTACGCAATAGTTTACCGTGAGTCTCTCCTGGAAATTCATCGGTATTGTAAAGTTCTTCCCGATGCGAAGAAATTTGAGAAGCTTGCGCTAAAGCATCATCGATTATGTTTCGTAGTTCGGCATCGAATGACTCGTCCGAGTCCAATCCTAGATACGATTTTACTTCGTTAAGAATGGTCATGTAGTTCGCCTCCATAATATAGTGTCATTTGGCTGGCGCGGATTGAAATCCTCCAATGCCAGAGCACTTGTTCCATAGTGAATACTGCGATGTGTATTGTATGAAACACACACCAAATTATCTAAGTCAACCACCAAAGGATTTTTGGATTCGATATCCCGTATGGTTATTGGATTAATGTGATGGACCAAGATATCTCTATGTATTGGATAACCATCTAGCGCAAGATCGCATCCGTTATCGCGAGCAATAACTTCAGTCCTTGTTTTTCGCCAAAGATAAGACATATAGAATTGCTGATTCAGATATCGAGCGTGGCCAAAAGTTTCTTCGAACGGTACTCCATCTAATGATAGATATTGGAGTCGTTCCTCGAAGGTCGGGTACCGAATCATTTCACTATAGCTCAGCATCTGAGCCTCCCGAATATAAACGGAACGCTTGTAGAGCTTCCGACACCAGCTCCTCAGTTCGTACTGCGCTCTCCAGAGCAGAAACTTTGGCTTGAACAAGTTTAGTTTCATTAATCAACTTCTCTTGTTCGAGTTGCTCTCTGGTAGCACCGGCCTTCAAAAAGTGAAGTAGAACGGCTGGGCTGGCAGTTCCCTCTCGAATTTGCTTCTCGGCAAGTTCCATGGCCGCACCGATTATAGATCGTTCGGCTTCTTCTGCTGTTTCTGGTACTTTCTTACGCTTTATACCCAAGTTCCATCTCCATATCTAATCATAGGGAAGAGATTTACGGCCTCTACCCGGCCCTCAAGAAAGGAGCACGGAAAGACTAGACCCGGTAGAGACCGAAAACCCCTTCCCAGATTTTACCTCCGGAGAAAAATAAGGGA